CCATAAATAGGGGGCTTTTATGCTATAATTTAGGTAGATAAAAGGAATAATATAATTGATTGATTGGGCGGTTAAATAAGCGTTTTGGCGGTTAATAAAGTATCACCTACTCCTATATAGACTATATACATACATATAATACATAATACATACATAGACATATACATATCTCTATAGCTCTATACATTCATACATAAGCACTATATAAGCATATGCACATGCACCAATCTATAGATCATACACAACAATAAACACAACCCAACATATCTGTATATGCATCAAGCCAGGATATATAGAAGCCTGGTTTTAAAGTGATAAAATCTATGTGATATAAACAATTAATTTCACAAAGTTAGAAAATAGGTAAAAATAAGGTATATAGACACAATACAGCCTGTTTTTCTATCTATTTGTGAAACATTTTCACACTTTTCACAATATATATATTGTCCCTCATACGGGACTTGAAAGTGCCTATTTTAGGGCATTTTAGAGCGTTTTGTGTCCGATTTGTGTCAAAAAAGTAAAAAGAGACTGATAAGCAATAAATAGAAAGCCCCTTCTGCTGTTTATTTATGGGTATATATAGGCTAGAGCATATATATGGGAGGGGGTATAGCCTCCTTTTGAGGGGGAGAGGTCAAGACCACCGTATAATCCACATAAAATTTTTCCATCATTTTTCCATCAATTTTCCATCAATTTCCATCCTCAAATACCACCCTTGTCCACAAAAAAATTTCCCAATATTTTCAAGAGTTAATGCATTAACCACTTTCTTTTTGTAGCATGATATTGTAAATGATTATCTGAAAGGAGATACTATGGCACCTAAAAAATATCCAGGTATCGAGAAGATACAAAGTATCCCAGTCGAAGAAAGAAAAGAAGCAAGCAGTAGAGGTGGTATACAAAAAGGTATTAATACCAAGCGAAGAAAGAAGCTAGGTGAGATTGGTTCTGTTATTTTAAAGCAATCTTTTAAGATTAACGCTAAAACACCTGAACAGTTATATGACCTTGCTTGTATGACTGACTTAAGGGATGATGAAGATGGTATCACTTATGGTCATTGCATTATGCTTGCCATGATCAGAGAAGCTTTGCAAGGCAATGTTCAAGCTGCAACATTCGTTCGTGATACTGTTGGTGATAAGAACCCTGAAGAAATTCAAACAACTATGACCTTTGAGGATTATGTTAAGACTCATAAGGTTAAATTTAAATAAAATGGGAAGGATAGTTTCATAACTAAAAATTCCCCCTCTAAGATGTGGTTTTATAGTTTTCCCCACATCTTTTTATTATTCAAAAAGGAGTCAATATGAAGTGTCCAAAATGTAAAAATACAATGGTTAAAAAGCAAGAAAGTGAAACAGAATACTATTATGAATGTCCAAAGTGTCATGCGACAGTCGGTAAGAAAAAGTAAATATAGATCTATTAAAACCACTGTTGATGGCATTACCTTTGATTCTAAAAAAGAAGCTAAACGATACCAGGAATTAAAATTGTTACAACGTGCTAATAAAATTGAGAATTTACGCCTACAAGTTCCTTATGTTCTTATAAACAAGTCTAAATATGGTAGGCAAATCAAATACATTGCCGATTTTGTTTATTATGACAAGGAATTAAAGCAAGAAGTAGTGGAAGATACGAAAAGTGAAGCAACAAAGACGCCAGTGTACAAGTTAAAAAAAAGATTAATGCAAGAAAGATATGGTATTGAGATAAAGGAAATATAATGGATTACAACGAAATAACACCTCAAGAATTTATTAAAGATTTATATTACATCAAAACAAAAGAGGGAAGCCTGGTTAAATTCAAGTTTAATCATGCTCAAAAAGAGCTTTATAAGATTTTTGAAGATAATTATGATGTTAAACCGTTAAGAATTATTGTATTGAAAGCTAGACAGTTAGGTATTTCAACCTTTACTGAGGCTATGATTACTTATCTAACAACCAATAACCCTAATACTGATGCGATTATCTTAGCCCACATGGCTGAAAGCTCGGCTAAAATCTATGAAATGACACAACTATTTGTTGATTGTTTACCACAAAGCCTTAAACCTACTCAAAAATACTCAAATCGTAAGATGCTGGCTTTTGACAATGAAAAAGGTACTGGGCTAAAGTCATCAATTAGAGTTATGGTGGCTAATGAATCTGCACGTGGTGGTACTTATAAGTTAGCTCACTTATCAGAGTTAGCCTTTTGGGAAGACCCCGAGACTGCTATGACTGCTTTAATGCAAACAATTCCAAATACTAATGATTCAGTTGTTGTTATTGAGTCAACTGCTAATGGTTTTAATTACTTTTATAACTTATGGCAAGATGCAACCAATGGAAGAAATGATTTTATTCCTATATTCTTCCCATGGTATGTTGACCCAGAATACAAAATGCCTTATACAGGCTTTGAGAAAACACCTTATGAGTTAGATATTCAAGCTAGATTTAATCTTACTGATGAACAATTAGAATGGCGTAGATGGGCGATAAGAAACAATTGTAATAATGATGAATTGAAATTTAGACAAGAGTACCCAATAACTCCTGAAGAAGCCTTTATTGTTAGTGGAACAGGCGTATTTAATAATGAACAAATATTGAATCATTTAAAAGAAGTGCCTGGTCCGATAAAAGTTGGCTATTTTGACTATAGATATGATGGTTTAACAATTACCAATATCAGATGGGTAGATGACCCTAAAGGTTTTATCAAAATTTATAAAGAATTTGATGGAACTAATACTGCTATTGGTGGTGATACGGCAGGAGGGGGCGAAGACTTTTTCGTTGCTCAAGTATTAGATCGTGAAGGAAATCAAGTTGCTGTCTTGCATCATAAATTTGATGAAGACCTTTATGCTAAACAAGTTTATTGTTTAGGTATGCATTATCGTTCTTTAATAGCTATAGAAACAAACTTTTCAACTTATCCAAATATGGAACTAAGAAGATTACGTTATCCATGGCTATTTATAAGAGAGCGCAACTATGATGCTGGTTTTAGAGATGATGTACAAGAAAAATTTGGTTTTAAGACAACACAATTAACTCGACCTAACATCATCAGTCAACTTGTTGAAATCGCAAGAGAACACATGGACAAAATCATTGATAGAGAAACACTACAAGAGATGTTGTCCTTTGTTTATTTAAAAGGCAAACCACAAGCAAGTGAAGGCGCTCATGATGACCTTGTAATGGCGTTGGCGATAGGCTATGAAGCATTAAAACAATTGCCTAATAGAAGAATGAATTATCAAAATACTGAAAAAAAGCCTAAATCTAGGGTTAAAAACCACGATGATGAGGACTTTTTTAGTTTTGGGATGTAGAAAGGATGAAAAATGGTTAAATTACAAGCTTTAAATGTTCCTTTTGTAGAAATAAAAGAGCTACAAAGGATTCCAGAAAAAGATGAAATATTTGAAGTTAGTGAAGATAGAGTCGAAATATTGACAACTTCAAATAATGATGCAGGTGAACCTGTGGCCGTTATTTACAAAGAACCGAAAAAAGTAACCCCTAAAGTGAATAAAAAACCAACTAAAGGAAAGAAAAAATGACAATAGTTTTAATCTTTTTAGTTGGAGTATTAATGGGTGCAATTAATTTTGGTACTTTTTGTTTAGGCTACTACGTCCGCTGCAAAAAGAAGGATGAAAATGCCATTCAAGTAGATAAAAATAATCAAAAAGCAGTCGCCGAAATGATGGAATGGCTTAATTATGGGGGTGTAAGAAATGGCAAGAACTAAACCACAAGAAATATGGAATGAGTTTGAAGAAATAAAGTCATACATGACATCTCAAAACCTTTATTCTACTGTTGAGACAAACGAAAAGTTTTATGAAGGCAAGCAATGGGAAGGTTTAAGCGAAAACAGTACCATGCCAAAGCCTGTTTTTAATGTTCTACAAAGAGCAGGTAAGTTTATGGTTGCTACTATTGGTTCAAACGATATCGCAATCACGATGACACCTTTTACAGAAGTTGCTGATGAAATCGAAAGAATAGTACCTATTTCAAAAGAAATTGAAAACATCATAGAAATAGCAAGAATTAAGGAACAATCAAAAATCATTATTAGAAATGCTTTTGTTGATGGAGCAGGATATTTGTTGTTATCTTTTGACCCTAGCGTTGAAACAGGTCAACCAGTCAAAGGAATTGTAAAGAGTCAAATAATTGACAATACAAACATGTATTTTGGCAATCCTTATTCAAACGATGTCCAATCACAGCCCTATATCATCGTTGCTTTAAGACAACATATTTCTCAAGTAAGAAAAGAAGCTAAACGATTAGGCATTAGTAAGGAAGATATTGAACAAATCAAGCCTGATAATCAAACTGATCAAGTAAATGATGATTCTAGCAAGTTAGTAACCGTTTTGCTTAAATTCTATAAAGAATATAAAAAGGAAGATAACGTTAAACAAGAGATAGACAAGTATACTGGTGAAATTAATGAAATTCATGATGTAAGAGAATATGAGACAGTGTGGTTTACTAAAACCACTTGTAATGTAACTCTTATTAAACCAACTGATTTGGGATATAGAAGATACCCTATAAGTTGTTTTGGATGGGATTTAATAAAAAATTCATTCCTTTATACATCGCCAATGACTGCAAACATCATGAACCAAATATTTATCAATAAGTCTTTTGCGATTGCACAAATGTATGGCTTACAAAGTGCTTTCCCAAAGATTATCTTTGATAAGTCTAAGGTTGATATGGATGATTTTTTAAATTCAACATCACCTTATGCCGTATCAGGCATAGATATGATGGGTAAATTCTTGGATTTTATTAAGATACCTGATTTTAGTAATAACATCATTGAATTAGGTAAAGAAACCATATCACAAACCAAAGACTGTATGGGCGTTACTGATGCTTCTTTAGGTAATGTTAACCCTGATAACACTTCAGCTATTATTGCCTTACAGGAAAGCTCAAATGTGCCATTAGAGATACAAAAACAAGGCTTCTTTGAATTTTGGGAAGATACAGTTAGAAACATTATCGACATTATCGCTAATAACTATGGTGTAAGACAGATCATGACCGATGACAATAAGCTTGCAACTGTAGATTTTTCAATTCTTAAAGATATTAACTTCAATCTTAAGGTTGAAATAGGTACAGGCGCACAGTTTAGTGAAATCGCTCAAGTTAATACACTAGATAAGCTAGTACAGGCAGGTTTTATACCACCTGATGCATATATGAAGGCTGTTCCAAGTAAATATATACCTCAAAAACAGTCACTATTAAATGCTTACTATCAAATGGTAAGCCAAGGACAAGTTCCTGAGTCAAGGGGCAGTACGGAACTTGATGAAAGCGCCCCATTATAAAGTTAAAAACACGCATTAATTAAGCGTGTTTTTTTATAGCACAAACCAGTGCAAAGGAGAAAACATGGAAGAAAATCTAAACCAAGACTATTCAACTGATGAAGGATTATTTGATGATTTCAAAGAAGAAGAAACTACACCAAGTGAAGCTGAAGATGAAACATCAAATAGTGAAGAGACTGAAGAAACTGTAAGTGATGAACCTTTTTTACAAATTCGATACAACAAAGAAGATGTTGGACTTTCTAAAGAGGAAGCGATCGAATTAGCACAAAAAGGTAAGAACTATGACAAACTTTCTGACAAATTCACTCAATTAAACTCTGAACTAACAAAATTAGCTTCAAGAAACAACATGACTGTTGATGAGTTTATGTCAAAGATGGGTGAAACTGTTAAAAAAGTTGAAATTAACAAGGAAATTAAGTCTCTAAAAGAACAATACCCTAATACAAATGAGGAAGTTTTAAAAGAACTTGCTGAACAAAGGGTAACATCTCGTTTTAATGAAAATGAGAAAAACGCAATGGTCAAAGAGCAAGAAGTCGCTAGTGCTCAAGACCAGGAAATAAGAAGGCAATTAAGTATCTTCAAACAAGAATACCCTAACCTTGAACCTGATAAGCTTGATAGAAGCGTTTATGAATTGGTAAGAAACGGTTATACCTTGCTTGAAGCATATAACAAGTGGGTTGCAATCGAAAAAGAAAAGAGCAAACCACAAGAAGAAGCCAAAGTTAAAGCTAGCGAACTAAACAATCAAAACGAAAAGAAGTCTTATGGGGACACAACGAGTGTTGGAGACCCAAGCGAAGACGATTTTTTGTCTGGTTGGAATGACATTTAAGAAAGGAATTATTTAAAAAATGGCAATTAATTTAGTCACTAAGTATTCTTCAAAAATTGAAGAAGGTTTTGCATTAGATTCATTAGTATTCGGTAAGGGTACTGCAAAGTATGATTGGGATGGCACAGATACTGTTAAGTCTCTATCACCTACAACTGTAGCTCCTACCGACTATGACAAGACAAAAACTGATGGATCTAGATTCGGTACACCTACAGAAATGGAAGATGTAGAAAACACTTATACAGTTACTCAAGATAAGAGCTTCTATTTAACTATTGATAAGGGCAACAACACAGCTCAATTAATGATCAAGGCAAGTGGCCGTATGATGAATAAGCAAGTTAAAGAACAAATCACTCCTATGCTAGATAAGTACGCATTAGCTCAATACGTGGGTACAACAGGTGTGCAAGCTAAGGTTGATGGTGCTTTAACTGCTGATAATATTTTCGCTGCAATCGTAGCTGCTAGAAGTGCTATGGTTAACGGCAAAGTTCCGACAACTGGCTTAATGGGTTGGATTAGAGCCACTGACTATGGAACACTACTACAAACAGGTAAAATCCAATACTTACAAGAAATTGGCTCTAAAGCATTCTCAAAGGGCTATGTAGGTACTGTTGGTGGTATCAACTTTATTGAAGTTCCTGATGAATACTTTGCTACTAACATCAACTTCCTAGTTGCTCATCCAAGTGTATTAATGCCAGTTAAGAAGATTACAACTTTAAGAATCTTAACTGATGACCCACTATTAGATGGTGCTTCATTGCAAGGAAGATACAAGTATGATGCCTTTGTTTTAAAGCAAAAGGTAAAGGG